GATCCGTTCCCTGACTGCGATATCCGCACAACGCTGATGGTCCTGCCGGCAACGTTTGAAACCACCTTGGAGAACGTGCCGCCCGCCTTCCGGTTCCCTGTGACGCCAAGAAACGTGGGGGCGAGGATAGGTCTGTGCCGCCATGGCGGGGCAAGGCCCCATGATCCACAGGCCGACAACGACGATAAGCGGCGCTCGGTGGCAGAGGATTTGTTTGTGCCTCTAACCGAAATAGCGCCGTTCATCTCGTTGCAGGAGGACGACCTGAAGGAATGGGGCGTCGAGGACTGGAAGGGCACAGCCGAGATTATCGCGGGGCTTGATCTGGTGATTACCGTCGATACCGCCGTTGCCCATCTTGCCGGGTCGCTGGGTGTTCCAACGTGGTTGCTTGCAAGGGCCAACGGATGTTTTCGATGGCTGAACAGCGGGACCACAACGGTCTGGTATCCGAACATGACGATCTACAGGCAGCCGGTCATTGGCGAGTGGGAGACGACCATCGCGCAAGTGGCCAACGATCTTAGGAAGTGGTGCGATGGGAAGTGAATGGCAACCGATTGAGACGGCCCCCCGTGGGGGAAAGCTGCTCCTTCTTTGGAATGCCGATATCCAGTGGATAGGATACGTCCTCAACGATGGTCAGTCTGACACTTGGTTTAATTGGTTCCCTGGAGAGTTATGGTCGGGGGCTTCTCCATTTGATGGTTATCGTATGCCAACTCACTGGATGCCGCTGCTGGAGCCGCCCGATGGCCAGTGAAACCGGCAAGGCTGCGATCAGGCGCGGGTTCGACCGCCGCTACATCCGCTACCTGAGTGGAGACGGAATCGACATAGGCTCGGGCGACGATCCGCTATCGGCCTATATGGAACTATTCCCGCTGATCAAGTCCTGCCGGTCATGGGACTTGGCGAACGGCGATGCGCAGTTCATGGAAGGCGTGGCTAACGACACATACGACTTCGTTCATTCCTCTCATTGTCTTGAGCACTTGGACAGCCCGTTTAACGCCCTGTACCAGTGGATCAGGATTTGTAAGCCGGGTGGGCATCTGCTGATTACCGTTCCAGACGAAGACCTGTACGAAGGTGGGGTATGGCCCTCTACGTGGGCTGGAACCGGGCATAAGCGGTCGTTCACTATCAGCAAGCACTCAAGCTGGTGCCATGCGTCTGTCAACGTGCTTTCGCTGCTTGAAGGCTTCAACGATCGGGTGTCGATCCTCAAGATTGAACTCCTCGATGCAGGGTTCTTCTATAACGCCCCGCGCTTTGACCAGACCCGCACAGTGACCGGCGAGTGCGCCATCGAAATCGTGCTGAGGAAACATGCCACAAACCATTCCTGAAATCGTTGTTACCGACAGGATGGTGGACGCTGGTATTGATGAACTGTACGAGTGCCATTATGGGGATGACTGGCGTTATGTCCTCGAAAGAGTCTTTAGGGCTATGGCTTACGAGAGTATAGCGGAGAAGCCTGATGCCCGCTCCTAAGTGGCGCAAGCTACTCAATAGCTTCATCGACAACTTACGAATCGTGAGTCGTGAAGAGTCCGCCAAGCCCGGTGAAGCTGGCACGAAGCTCAAGATATGGGACTCGCAAAAGCGGATTCTTGCTGAAGTCGCCAAGGGCATGGACGAAGGTGTGCGCAAGTTCTACGTCCTCAAATCCCGCCAGCTTGGTTCCACAACCATCTGGGTCATCATCGCCCTGTTCTGGTTAGCCTTGCATCCGAGGATGAAGGGCGCCCTTGTTGTCGATCAGGAGAAAACCCGTGACGACTTCCGCGAGCAGATCAGAAATATCATCACGTCAATACCGGCTGGTTACTTTGGGGGAGCTTTCGGGATCAAGAAGGGGGGTGACAACAAATACTTTATGGCGTTCACAAACGGCTCCCAACTCAATTTTCTGGTGGCTGGAACCAGTGGATCAAAGACAGCCTGGGGAGAGTCCTCTGGCTATTCACTGGTCCTTCTTACCGAAGTCGCCAACTACGGCTCCCCCGAGGGGCTGAATAACTTCGAGGAGGCGATGTCCGAGGACAACGAAGAACGCCTCTACGTGTATGAGTCGACGGCCAAGGGCTTCAACCACTGGCGCGACCGCTGGCTGTCAGCCCGCGCAGACCCGTTCCGTAGCCGCTGCATATTCGTCGGCTGGTGGTCCAAGGAACTCAACCAGATCAAAAAGAACGACCCCCTCTTTGCCATGCACGGCCTAGCGCCACCAGACGACCGCGAGCGCGAGAAAATCAAGATCGTCAAGGAACGCTACGACCACGAAGTCACCATGGAACAACTGGCATGGTATCGCTACCGCCAGTCCAGACCAAGCCAGTCCGAGGAGTCCCTTAACCAGAACCAGCCATGGTACGAGGAAGAAGCCTTCGTTCTCGGCGGCAAGTCGTATTTCCAGACCCGCCTGATCGCGCAGGACTATGAACGCATCGGGTCGGTGATATATGTCGGCTTTCGCTTCTGGTTTGGTCGCGACTTCTGGTCGACGCGGATGGAGAACCTTGCCGGCGATCCGCTGCGTAAGCACGAGGTCGAACTTCGTGTCTGGCATCCGCCGGTCAAGGATGGGCGCTATGTGATCGGTGTAGACCCGGCTTTAGGCAGTAGCGAGCGCAACGACCGTCACGCTATATCAGTGTGGCGCTGCTACGCCGACAAACTGGTACAGGTGGCCGAATATGCCGACAATATGTCAGAGACTCGCCAATGCGCTTGGGTTCTCGCGTATCTTGCGGGAATATACAGACAATGCGTCATTATCATCGAACTCACTGGCGGTTATGGGAACGCCGTCAAGGTCGAACTCAACCACCTTCGCGAACTACTGTTCGCAGACTTTAACAGAGATAAGCGATCGGCTAAGGGAGAGGATTGGTCCGAGTTCCTATCGAACGCTCGAAGCTACCTGTACCGCCGGACCGACAGTCCCGGTTCTGCCGGTCACACCGAAGATTTCATGACCACCAACAACCTCAAGGGCCAAATCTTCAACGAGTTCCGAGACGCGCACATCAACGGCTATGCCGAAATCAACTCTAAGCCCTTGCTGGAGGAAATGCAGATCGTCGTGCAGAATGGCGACGAAATAGCAGCCCCAGGTAATCAGAAGGACGACCGCACGTTCGCTGCTTGTCTAGCCACGCACGCGTGGGTCCAACATGAGAGGCCAGGGCTGGTGATGCTGGGCGAGACCTACGCCACCGTGGAAGCACGGGAGTCGGGAGAAGGCGGAACCGGAGGTCTGGTGGACCAGATCGTATCGCAATATCTGGCGCAGGTTAACGCGGCCGAGGCCGAGAAAACACCGGCACAGACTTGGCTAGAACAGCGCGGCCTCGCATGAGCGGGTGGTTGGCAGAACTGAATGATAAAGGTATCCCGCACGTCACACCTGTCGATGATCTACGACCGCATGACGTGGACGGGGAGTGTTGGTGTCGCCCTTGGATGGACGATCATGTCGTGGTCCACAACTCAATGGACAGGCGAGAGGAATACGAACGTGGGAGAGCGATGCAATGAATAGTGACAGTAGTTTCTACGCTGGTATGTGGTTCGGGATGTTTCTCGGAGCCGCGCTGGTTGGCATAGTAGTGACAGTATTTAGATGACAGACACACCATGGTTCGGCTCAGTACCGCCAGCCGTCGAGAAGCTGGCCCGTAGGCTGGCTGCACACCACGGCATCCCTGTGGATGACTTGTGCTTACCGAACGAGCCGTACGTCCTGTCAACGCCGTCTGGTCCGTGTTGCCCCGTTCCAGCGCAGGCTATCCGGCCCCTGTGGACCTTCTATATCCACATCGCCCAGTACGCGCTGGAAGCGAAGAACGAACAGGCCGTGGAGGACGTGCTGGTGATGCCGGAAGGCTTTGTCGACACACAGACGCCGGGCGAAAAGTGGCGCACGGAAACCGGGCTTGAAGGGGAGAATGGCTAATGTCCAGGCGCAAGGAAGGCGGGATGTCCGAGACTGTGACGCCAAGTCCTGAGTACGCTCCAGGGGAATGGTCCGGTTATCGTGCGCCGCCAGAGTCTCTGCCCATCCCTGAGGAAGCCTTGGTTAATGAAGGCACCTTATTGGACCCCGAACAACCGGAGCCTGATCCCGAACCGGAACCTGATCCCCAACCCGATCTTGGGGCCGAGTGGAACGACATGAGCGAGGCGCCAATCAACCGCGCCATCTTCATCACCGCAGACCCAACGGACGATCCGTCAGGTGTCCTGTCCTACTGGCGTACCACCCGCGAGAAGATCAGCGGCAGGAAGGGCTGGCACGCCAAGTCCTATTGGGCGGCGGTGCTCACCAAGCGGGCGCTGGACTTCGAGCCTTACTGCTGGCGCGAAGCCGTTCCAGGCGTCGCTCTGGAAGCCGCCAAGGCCGCATGATCCTCGAACCAAACCAGCCTATTCTGGATATACTAGCGTCGGCAGTGGCGCAGATCGTCGTCGTCCATGACCGGGTGGCGGGCAAGATCAAGCGGTCCACCGCCATGATGAAGCTACAGAAGAAGCCCAAAGGCACGGTTGTCGAACAAGGGATGCCGACGTACTGGTATCCGACCGAGGACGGACGGATCGAACTCTATCCCGCCCCGAACTTCAACTATGAAATCGAACTGATGGGAGCCAGCGGAAAACCGCTTGGCGGGTCCAGACAGCCGGTGGCTGTTCCGCCTGTTGAAGCCATCACCGCAGCCGTCAATCAGGTGTGGGACCAGCAGCAGAGAGACAACGCTCAACCGGTGAGAATCGAGAGATTTTCGCTACTGGGGGACGAATGAGCACGCGATTTTCGGTGACGATCCGATGCCTGAATCCCGATTGTGGCCATCGGTACAAAAGGGTTCTGATGGCAGAGAACGAGGATGCGCTGTCGTACGTGCCTGATCCCCCATGTCCTGAATGTCGTAAACGGTCGAAGAAGAAGCGGTTCGACTATGACGGACAAGCCCCGGCTGTCGGCGGGTCTATGGTGGCAAGGGCCGTCGATATAACGGCAGAAATAGCGATGGAGAATACCGGTCTCACCGACTTGAGAGATGATGTTAGGGAGGGAGAGACTGCCACTCCGAAGCTAGCACCAAGGTTGCAGCAAATGGCTGACAATATGTTTGCCCGACCAAAGGGCCGTGGGCATGGTGCGAACATCATGGGGCTATCTCCAGCCGCTGTCCGGCAAGCCGCCGTCAATGGCCGGTTTATGACCCCTGACACCCCAAATCCGGTGGCAATCCAGCACACCATGAAGGACCGCAAGCCGATTGAGATTGTCGCCGGAGACGGCGTGGGGAAGCGGCGATGAGCCGTGGTTGGATTGAGGATGATCTTCCGTTCGACGAGGACGAGGAATATCTCGAACGCGGTGACACCTTCGACGTAACCGGTAAGTCGTGGGAGTACCCTGACTGGCGCTATCCGATTGGGTTCAAGCGGGACAAGCCGATTGTCAGGGTGAAAGCCCACACAGTCCCTATTCCAGACAGGGGGAAACAATGAGGTGCCTGATCCTGTTAGTTCTGCTGGCAGGCTGTGCCTCCCAAGCGGAGATGGCCTGTCGGGAGGAAGCCGGTCCAAAGCCCGACCGATTCGCGGACGCCCTTGGTCTCCTGGGGGCTGCAATCCAGCACTCAGACCCGAATTGGGTGGACTGGCAGCACAAAGTCAATCAATGTGTCTCAGACAGAGAGACGGCACAGAGGTAGGTTGTGGGTATCCCGATCCCAAGGCAGACAGCTAAGATCGGCCGATGGGCGGCTGAAATCATTGGTGAATGCAACCCAGACCTTGAGGAACGAATCCAGCGAGGGGCGCTCTATCGGAACCTCTATCTGACGGGCGACGAAAACGGGAACCCGCAGACCTATAACAAGACGTTCGCCTATATCGACAATCTCGCCAGCGTCCTGTTCAGCCCGATCGACCTTCGCTATCAGGTCAAGTTCCACGGCGGGGGCACGAGTACCCAGCGCCAGATGGGACGGGCTGTGTCAGCCGAACTATACGAGATGATGTCCGATGGGGGCGTGTATCGGATCATCGCCGATTGCGTCGACTGGTCGCTCATCAAGGGCAAGACGTTCCTCAAACTCAACTGGGAAGATGGGGGCTTTGCCCCCTATTTCGTTCAGCCTGAGTTCATTGGGGTGTTTCGGCCCGACATTTCGGACATCAACCGGCAAGAGGCGTTCGTCCACTCCACCTACTATACTCCATCCCAGTTCCAGCACGCATTCCGCTCCTTGCCGAATCTTGGCGAGATTATGCGTAACATCATCAAACGCGGGAATCGGGGTCGACCAGACGAAAGGCCGGAACGAGCCAACGCACTGAAGCAGATCGTCCTTGGCGGGCTTAACCCGTTCCAGCAGGCGGGTAACTCTCCGGCCATGGCATCAAGCCGTGGCATCGTGGACTGGCTGGCTGGGCCGCAGGCGACGTTTGATCCCAAGATTATGGCCACGCTCATTCGGCTGGACGAACTGTGGGTCAAAGACCCAGCCACCGATGATTGGGCGACATTCCAGTGTGTTGGGGATGTTTTGGTCACAGGCGGGGAAGTGATCCGAAACGCGCTCGCGGATATGTTTGATAGCGGGAACAACCGTCGCCGGTTGCCCGATGCCTATCGGAACGACAATCCACTGTCCTACATGCAGCCTTTCGTGGAGTTCTCGCCCAACGCGCTGCCGGATTATACGTGGGGACGTTCGGAGATTTGCAACATCGGCGTGATGCAGATGCAGATCAACGCGCGGGTGAACGGTATTGCAAGGCTCCTGCGCCGTCAGGAGGACCCAGCCTTTCTGTTTACCGGAACCAGCGGCATCAGCCAGCAGAAATTCTCGGCCATGAAGAAGCCGGGGGGGTTCTATGTGGACCCGACCCCCGGCGCCAAAGCTGCTCCTCTCTATCCCGAGCTACCCCAAGGTCTCTGGGAATCGCTGCACGAACTGGAAGCCATGTTCGACAGCATGTCAGGCCAGCCTCCGGTCCTTCAGGGACGCGGCGAATCGGGGGTGCGGGCACAAGGCCACGCTGAGACTTTAACCCGCAACGCTTCGCCCCGCTTCAAGGACCGCGCTCTCTCTATAGAGAGGTCGGTTGCGGAGGTTGGCGGCCTCGCTCTCAGGATGCTTCAGGCGTTCGACAACCGGACCATAGTGGCTTGGTTGAAGCCTGACACGCAGAACATCGTAGCGAAGATGGAACCGGACGAACCGGAACTTGAGGCTCCAGCGCCGGGTATGCGGCAGTACCCGTTCAAGTTCTATCACGTTCCGACAAACGTCAAAGTGTCGGTCGACAGCCATTCGTCCAGCCCAGTGTTCGTGTACGAGCACCGTCAACTGATCTTCGATCTGGTGAAGATCGGCGCCATGACGCCAGAGGAAGCCGTTGAGCATCTTCATCCATCGGGTGAGGATGATATCGTGGCCGAGATTGATCGCCGCGAGATTTCCAAGCAGGCGATGATTGAACAGGTCAGGAAGCAAGACCCCGAGGCGTTCGTAAAGCTTATATCGGGCGGCAGGAAACACTAATCCAATAATTAGTGTAATCTACCATCAATTCTCTAATTAATAGAACTCGCGCATAATTGTTGACATCGGGTTTAAACCTGCCCAGTGTCCCGTCCGCCGATACTCCGTGTCTCGGTGCAACCTCCCTAGGAGACGAACGATGCGGTTCCGTCGCAAGCGTAAGGGTCATCGCCGGTAAGGGGTGATTCCCCAGCGGGTTGCGATCGTGGCCCGCTGGGGCGCTACTTGTAGGACTTAGATGGCATACGGGGGACCACTACCAGCCACCATGTCACCAGCGCCTCCCGGTGCTGGTCCGGCTGTTGCTCCCCACGGCAATCAGGGCAACACAACCCAAGGTTTGGGTGATGTCAGGATTGCACTCGAAGCCCTCCAGAAGGCGCTTCCTTCGATCCCTATGGGAACCGAACTCCACGGCGCGGTTCTCAAGGCGGTGACGGACATCTCCAAGCACATGACGGAGATGCAGGACTCGCCGCAGATGAAGATGCAG